CAACAAAAGGTCGGCAATCAAGAGTTAGGCAAGATTACACATGATTATGTATTAAATAAAAAAGATGCTTGACATGGTATTGAATACTATAGTAACTATAAAGGACTATCTTAACTAGCAAGGAAGGAAAGTAAGATGAGCAAAGAAGCAGATCAAGTATTAGAACTTTATAATAAACAAGTTTTATCTGTAAAACTTATTAATAAAGTTAAAGATTGGTTAAACGAAGAAATTAAAACAAATAACAAATATACATTTGACGATTATGAATCTGAAAATGTTGATGAGTTTGACATTCATTTGTTTAGAGGTCGTGCAGAAGTTGCAAGTGGCTTACTAGAACAAATAAAAGAATGGGAGAAATAATAATGAGCAAGTTATCTGATAAGCTACTTGAAGTAGAATTGTTCGTAGGTGAGCAGTTGCAAGACTACACAAACGAGCAAGTGTTAAAGCAAGTCAAGATCAAGTTTGGTACTGACATGTATGTAGAGCATGCAAAGGATTTGCTTAATGAATTTCAACAAGAGATTAATTTGGAAAGGTTGCAACCATGACATTAGTTAAAAGAATTGATATGGCATTGCACATACAAGAGTTGTGTGCAGTTGAAAACATAACTGTAAGCTATCAATCGCTTACAGAAACTGTTGCTAGATATTCAGCAATTCCGTCTAGGCGACACATAACCATTAGACCGACTAAAAACACGGGCTATTATGTATCTGCCTTGCATGAAATCGGACATATACTCGGAGATAATCAATCTCGTAATAACACAACAAAGGAGAAAGAAATTGGTGCATGGATTTGGGCAATGTTATCTGCGATTGTGTGGACAGATACGGCAGATAGAGTCATGGCTAAAGCATTACGGTCATACGGTGTTGAGCAAACTGAAATCGAGGCAATCCAAGAAAAATGGAATCCTTGCCACAGAGATGAGGAGCAAGACGTTGCGTAATCCTAAACTAATTAAACTTCATATCCAAAGGGCTACTCCATATAGGAGTGGCTTTATGGATAAAATTGTTCGGTTATTAGACAAGATAAAAGAATGGTAAAGCGAGCAAAAATTCATAGCACAAGTCGTGGTTGGGAAAAATCTCTTAAAAAATCTGCGAAGGTCAAAGAGCGCCAGCACGAAAAGCGAAGAATTGTTCGGTTGTTGAAAGAGGGAAAAAATGAAAAATGTTGATAAAACAAATCAAAGAATAAGAAATTCTATTCTTGATTTACATCTTCAAATACAAAAAGAAAATAAAAAGAAAAATATTGATGAAGAAATGTGTTTTGAAGATGATCCAAGAGCCATAAAAGAAAACAATAATGATGCAGAGCGATATGTAAGAAAGCCAATTGAAGTACATTTTGGTGTGTCTGAGGTGGCTAGTATGGCATCTAGGGGTAGTAATTACTACAAGTACAAGCGAGGGTCTTCTAGCAATGGCACTCGATATACCTATAAAAAGGGAGGTGATAATGGGTGAATATGAATGTATAGATTGTAACGAAATGTTTTGGGCAGAAGAACCGCCTCACCCTAAAGATCAATGTGATCGTTGTAGGGAAGAGGAAAAAGACAATGGTTAAAATGTTTGTCCTCATATGTGTCGTTTGGGTCGAAGGTAGTAGCTACGATGGTGGTGAACAAAAATGCATGATGCATGAAAGCCAAGTGAAGTATATGACGTTGGATCAATGTCGTAGCGATATACCTAAAAGCGAACAATTAATAGAAGGTGCTATATATGATAACTTTGGCGAAGAGCCTATAAGCCATGAAATTATGGCTGGATGCTTTGGAGGAGCGTAATGATTAGAAAACTACCAAAAGAAAAGTTTGTTATCCATTGTAAGGAAACAAAGTATTACATGGTCAATATCGAAGCTGATAACTACGATCAAGCCGTGAAACAATGGGAGACTATAGCTAAGAGGCGTGATTACACTACGCTTCATAGCAACATGGAAACTCAAAGCGTGAGTCAAGAAGTATGATTGATATAAAGATAGGCGATTGTCGGGAAGTGTTGAAAACCTTACCCGATAAACATTTCCAAACATGTGTGACAAGTCCACCATATTACGGTTTGCGTGATTACGGAACTGATGCACAAATCGGACTGGAAGAAACACCCGAACAATTTGTCGAGTCGCTGGTCAATGTGTTCCGTGAAGTCAAGCGTGTTCTTAAAGATGACGGAACTCTATGGTTGAATCTAGGCGACAGTTACTCTAGTGGCAGTAGAACTAGTACAACAAATCAAACTGTTCGGGGTAATACTGACTATGGGGTTAAAAGACCACCACCCATTGTGGGTATAAAGCCCAAGGATTTGATCGGAATCCCTTGGCGTGTGGCGTTTGCCTTGCAAGCTGATGGTTGGTATTTGAGGCAGGATATAATCTGGCACAAGCCCAATCCGATGCCCGAAAGCGTGCAGGATAGATGCACAAAAGCCCATGAATACATATTTCTTCTGAGTAAAAGCCCTTATTATTACTACGATAATGTGGCTATCAAAGAAGAAGCACAGGACTGGGGAACTCGAGACCGAACAAATGGTAAGTATCACAATGAAGGTACTGGATTAAATCCGCATACTGGTCTGGAAAAGTCATACGAGACAAAGAACAAGCGTAGTGTCTGGACTGTTAACACAAAGCCCTACAAAGACGCTCACTTTGCCGTGTTTCCTACTGATTTGATCGAACCAGCGATACTGGCTGGATCTAGTGAGAAGATTTGTTCGGGTTGCGGGAAGGCGTACAGGCGTGAAATGGTCACAACTGACGTTCCAGACAGAACTGTTCGGGATCATATGGTTGGCGTTATACCTAAACGGGATAAGCCTACTCGTATGAATAGCAAGAATATGTTGTCGCTTACAAAGGAAGACAAAGGATTTGTTAAACAATGTGACTGCGATACCAGTAAAACCGAACAAGATCGGGTCTTAGACCCTTTTGGTGGATCGGGAACAACCGCACTGGTTGCTGACAGACATAATCGAGATGCAACTGTTATTGAGCTAAACGAGTCGTATATTGAAATAGCTAAAAATAGACTGGAAGGCGATTCACCGCTTTTCGCAAATGTGGAGGTGAGCTAATGGCTAAGAAAAAACAGAAGAATTGTTCGCAATGCAAAGAAAAAATTGTCGCTGGTATGGAACTGGTGATGAATAACCGAACAATTTGCCTCGGGTGTGCCGTTGAGAAGGGAATAGCTCAACAATGGCAAGCTCCCATAAGTCATGTATTGAACTGTGAATATGATGTTTATTCCTGTCCAGAATGTTACAGGGATTACACCGAAATGATGGAACATCTGGGATATGTTTGTACCCTCAATGGTACGTTCTATAAGCCTACTGATGATCCTAAAATTGTGGTGCTTTATGAGTGATTTACTTACCGCTTACCAACATACACGGGAAGTAGATTTGTTCGGTAAGTTGTAAGTCATTGAAATTGTTCGGTTTTTTGAAGTAACTTACGGAGGTTACTTCTTACTACGGTAAGTTAATTTTAGGTCGTAAGTCATTGATTTTACTCCTACTTTTTTACTTACCGAACTTACCCCCTAAAGGGGGTATAAGAGGGCGGTAAGTAAACCGCCCCTCTTACCCTATTAAACTAACGTAGAATGGAGACAAAACAAGATGCCAAAAGTAGCTGAGAACTTAACGAAGGAACAACGACTCGCTGGGTGGAAACGACTCACTGATAAACAGCAAGACTTTCTGAATAACTTTATGCACAAGGATATGACGCAGACGCAATCGGCACGATCAGCGGGATATGCAAATCCTGGCGTTGATGCCGTAAGGTTGTTGCGTAATCCAGTTGTTCAGGAACGCTATCAGGAAATGCGTGAAGAAGCCCGTAGTCGCTTCGGGGTCACAATTGATAAATCTGTTCGGGATTTACTGAAGATGCGTAACGAAGCGTGGGAGAGCGGGAAGTTTGGTGAGGCTATTCGAGCTGAAGAGTTGCGATTAAAGGCTACTGGACTGCTTGTAAATAAAGCTCATGTGCTACATGAGAGAACTGACAGTATGACAAGAGAAGAAATACTGGCAAAACTACAGGAATTTCAAGACATAGCACAGAAACGCATGAAAGTAGCCACAACCACCCATAAAGACCCAGACTTGATAGAGCAAAGTAGCGTAAAACCCATAAACTAGCATATTTACTTGACGGGGGTACTCTTACGCTCACCCGAACAATTCCTGTGGGCATAGGGATCGGGGTACTATCGGGCTTGTTATCGGGCTAATTGTTCGGGCTTTGATCGGGATCGGGCTTGTGATCGGGGTCACTCTTTGCCAAATTGTTCGGGTCAGAATCGGGTCTTCCAGCTCCAGAAAACCGAACAATTGTTCCCTGTAGACAGCCAGCAGGTCATGCTGTCCGTCCTGCTGGAAACCGAACAATTGTTCTCTACAGCAGGACGCTGGATCTGGCACGGCTGGTTCAGGTAATTTATGTCATATGATATATTTTTTTATTTTTTTTTATTTAGTTGTTGACAAGGTAGCAATCATTACATATATTAGTATTAATTAAACAGCTAATGGAGAAAAAAATGATAGTACAAACAGTAAATGAAAACCAATTCATAGACGCTTTTAGGACTTGGGATACATATAAAAATAATTTTTCTTATGAAGGGCTTAAAGCATTATATGAGGAATTAGAGCAGGTTGCGGAGTGTATGGATAACGGGCAGGTTGAACTTGATGTGGTTGCGATTTGTTGCGATTATACAGAATATGAAAACTTTCAAGAATTTGTAGACGCTTACGGAGATAAATACAAATATATATTTGGCGGTAATAATGACTGCATTGATTATTATACTTCCGTCATTCTTCCTGATTGTTGGATAGGAAAAGACCAAGACAATCACGAAGAAATAAAAGATTTACCATTTATAGTCCAACAGTTTTAACGGGGGGTCATTATGTTATTTTATACAATTTTTCTGAATGTAATAGCATTCGCACTATTTACCGCAACAGTTTTGCTCTTTCTTTTGTAATTGTTCGGGGATCGGATCGGGGGTTCTTCCCCCGATTTTTTCCTGTAGATACCGAACAATTGTTCCCTCCCCTCCCCCTCCTGTGTCCAGACCTGTAACCGAACAATTGTTCGCTCCTGTACAGCGACAGCAGAAAAAATCCTGCTGTGAAATAAAAATAATAAAAGTTAACATTAACTGTTGACAGGTGTTGTAATGATTGCTATAACTGTATTAATTAAACAAAGCCAAAGGAGAAGCAAATGAATAACATGAACAAACTGGTAACAATATGGAACGACTGGACTAAAGCGAACAATTTACCCAGCATGAGTGCCAGCGAGTTACTTTGGCAAGAAGGGTTAGATGAAAGCCAGAAAAGATTCATCAATGCCTTCATCGAAATGTGGGAATCAATGTCAGTATACACATCATCTTGGGATCAATAGGTTTCTCCGAAAAAAGTCCAGCAGGTTGCTGGGCTTTTTTTTATCTACAGGGCGAACAATTGTTCGCTATTATTTTCCTGTGCAGGTAGTTGGATCTCAATAAAAAAAATAAAAAAAGTTTATTTACTTGTTGACAAGGGTAGTAATGATTGCTATATATATAGTAATTAAACAAGCCAATGGAGAATAATATGTTTGATATAGAGTATAAACTAGGTTGGAGATACATAGTTTGGGTAGGCGGTGTAGACGACTATTATAAAAACTATAAAGATGCAAAAGAGGCAGCTAAAGAGTGGACTGATGCAGGTTACGACTTTGTGGAGATTCAAGAACTATCAGAATTAAGAGGGAGTCAATAATGTTGTATTTAGCATACGGTGCAAACCTAAACAAAAGAAACATGGCAGTAAGGTGTCCACTTGCGACACCTTTATGCAGTATTGATCTAAGAGGTTACAAGTTATCATTTAATAATGTGGCGACTATCGTTAAATCAGAAAATGATTCCGTTCCCGTTGGAGTGTGGAGAATAACTGAAGAGTGCGAGAAAGCATTAGATATATATGAGGGCTTTCCTAATCTATACCGAAAAGAATACTTGGACTTGACTCAACTTGGATTAAATCAGGGTATGGTATACATAATGAACTATGGTGGTAAAGCAGTACCTAACAAAAACTACTTCGATACCATTAAAGAAGGGTATAAACACTTCCAGCTTAACACCGAACAATTAGTGAATGCAGTGCTGGAAGCATATGATTACGAAAAAGATACTGGCAAAGTCATTCAAACGAGGCGTGGCGGGAGTAAATGGAGGTAATTGTTCGCTTTGTCCAGCAGGAAAACCCAGCTCAGTCTGGGTTTTTTTACAGGTAAATAACGAACAATTGTTCGCTAATCGGGAGGACGCTGATCGGGGAACACCATGATCGGGGAATTTTCTGACGGCATTTCTGAGAATCTCAATCCTGAGACCCCCCTTCCTAATGAAAAATTTTTTTTTATTTTTTTTTATTTTAAAAAAGTCAATAAAATCAAGGACTTAGAGCCAATAAAAATTGTTACATAGTATAGTACATAAAATTAGATGTTGTAATGATTGCAATAACTGTTATCTTAATTGAACATTTTAATTTAATTGGAGTTACAAACTAATGACTATTTTAAACAACAACAACAGATCATATTTTTTAACATTTGGTTTAGAGCCTGAATTTGTTAGACCGCATTATTCAAATGTAAATATTCATAATGAAGTAGATGGAGTTTTTGCAAAATCAGATGGAAGTTTAAGAGATGGAGGAGAACTCGAACTTCCAATTTATGCTGATAGCAATAGAGCATGGGAGCATATAGAAAAAGTTTTTAACGTAGCGACTAACCAATATAATTGCGTTTCAAATTCATACAAATGTTCTGTTCATGTTCATATTGGAATGCGTCCAATTGATCGAACAATTGTTAATGAACAAACTTTTACAAATGAAAGTATTAATTTTGCTCAATCAAATAATGATATAAGATTGAGGAAAGGAGCAAAAATAGCTGATTATTTTGGGCAACCTTTACCGCTAGAAATTGCTAGAGATGTTAGTTATAGAATTGCAAAAGATATAGCTTTATTCTCAACAATGCTAACGCCAAGACGTAGAGATTGTTATTATGCTAAATACCCATCAACAACCGCTCAGGCTATCCAAAACACTAGAGCGGATATAAACAGTTTAATATCAGCAATCAGCACAGAAGGTAAGTATTCAGCGATTAATCTATTATCACTTGCACCAAATAACTATAGTAACAATGTTAAATATACTATGGAGTTTAGATCACATAGCGGATCAATGGACATGCCAAAGTTAAGGAATTGGATAAGGTTTTTATTAAACTTAGCTTATCACTCAATTGATACTAGATTTGAACAAGCCCAAAGCATGCTTACAACACCTGCAACAATTGCAAGAGCAGGTAGTAAAGCCCAAACAGTTTGGGAGCTTGCAAGATCAGATAATGGAGCTTCAACACAAGAATTAATGAATGCTAGTAATATTCAATCAGCGCAAAGAATTAGAGTTATGTTTAGTGAATGGAGAAGTCAACTATCAAATAGTTTTGGACAGAATGTTATTGAAACATTAACACAACAACATTATGGACACAGATATACAACTTCAAATGGTAGGTATGATTTAAACGGCTATAGAATACCAAAAGAAATACAAGGTAATAATAGCGGTTATATCTTCAATGGTGCTGGAGATCCAAGTATACATGCGGGAATGTCACAAGAATTATTGACCGCAACAAATGCAAGAATACAAGAGATTGCTACTATTCGATCTAGATAGTAGCAACCAAAACAATTGTAATTAAAATGTAAATGGTGGGATTTATTCCCACCTATTTTTTATTTATTAACCGAACAATTGTATTTATTATATTTTTATCTATTATTTTAAATTTATCTAAGTTATTGATTTTTCTATATAAATCGGGCATACACACCCTATACACCACCAAATATATATACAGATGATCAAAAAAGTTCTAAACCGTGTTCCCCTCAAACAACCCCCATCAATTTCAAATACGACCTCCAAAAAAAATTTTATAAAAAAAATCTTGCACTTTTTTGTATTCATTGCTACATCTTGTGTCAAAGGAGGGCATTATGCCTAGATATAGATTAAGCTACGGAAGAAAGAAGACGTTTGAGTCTGACGACATCATGGGTGTTTTGGATCAAATGGGCATAAAGAGTAGTAAATCTGAATCCAAGTGGTTAAGTGACAACGCTATGGATGTTTGTAACTACGCTTACAAGCCGATTAGGTTTGGAACGAAGGAAGAATTTGTAGAAGACTTAGTAAAAATTAATTTATTAGAGGAGTTAAGCCAATGAAACGTAACGAAGAGAGCTATGCGAAGGTAAAAAACAAAGAAATGTTAAATTACCGCAACCAGATGGGCGTAAGTCAGGTTGCTATGGCGAAGAAATTAGGATTAAGTCACAGAATGTGGAATCATTATGAGCATGGAACGAAGCAAGTTCCTATATCTGTGGTTTTATCAGCGAAATATTTGTGTAAAAACATGGATAAGATGGATAAACTGCATGATGACATCAAACAGCACGAAGAACCGTTGACGAAATGGGATGTTGACAGGATTGAGGCTCTTATGAAGAAGATGAAAGACGACATATCCACAAATTCTGAGATAGTTTCCAAGATTTTAACACAAAGCCACAAAGAAATGGGCTTTCTATTGTCAAAAATAAATTAATCGTATAGTATCTTCACATAAAACAGTTTTATGCGGAGATATTTCATGGTTAATGGACCTTTAGGCGGAAATATGGGTACACCACCTGTAGAACCTCAACCTCCACAGGTAAGTTTTACGACAACTGCGGAAAGCAGAGGTGGTTTTAACAATTTCTTGAAGTCCATACCACAAACAACAGCTATGACCCCGATTCCTCCATTGGGGTCAGCGCCAACTGCACCGATGTCCAATCCAATGAACAATATTGACATATTTAACCCTCCTCAAAACTTTTTAAGTGGTGGTTTAGTGCAGTTTGGCAATGATTTGATGAGAAGTTTAGCCGAACCTGTTAATGAAAAGACAAGAAACATAGGTCCTTTTCTAAACGTAATTGAAGATTCTGCTCAACAAAGATTTGGTGTAGATTTATCTAGTTTAAATAATCAAAATCAAAATCCTTTCTCGCCAACAGGAAGCATATTTCAACCGCCAGAAACTTCTGGAGGAATTGGTGGTGGAATGGGTATAAGTAGTAACCCTGACAGTATTCCTGACAGTATTTTTACGCCAAGTAATGAGGCTCGTGTAGAAACAGATCTAACAGGTGGTCCACAGTTAGCTTATATGCAGATGGACCCAGATGGAGATGGTTTAGATACTTTTGGCAAACCCATGAGAGAAAGCACATCTAGTGGTGGCATGTCATTAGGAGACAGCAAGAAATTATTTAACAATGCGTTTACTCAAGGGGCATCAAGTTCTTCATCTAGTGCGTTTGGTGGTGGTGACTCAAGGGTAGCAGGGCAGATAGCAGGTATATCAAGTTTAGCTTCTGGTATTGGTGGTATGCCTCAAATGTTTTATAACGGTGGTGAAGTTGATGATAGCGACTTTGGTGGTTTCAGTGATTATGGCAGTGTAGATGCAACAAGTGACGATGGATTTAGTGAAGACAATGATGTATCGGATTACAGCACAGATGATTCTGGTATTTACACTGGTGGAGACGACAGCAATCAAGATATTGCTCTTCCAACACCAAGACCAGAGATTTTAAAAGAGGCTGTTGGCAGAGCTGAGAATCAAGTTTTTGGTGACACAGAAGGTGACGCTTTAGGATTTTTTAACAAATCAGGTGGTTTAACAGATGCTGGTCAGAAGGAATATGATAATGCGATCATGGCTAACTTGGATGTTTTACAAGATGAAAGACCTGCTAATACTGGAATACAGTTAGCGAATGTGTTTGATGATCAAAGCATATTAGGAGATTCTACTAACAATGTAAATCCAGCCGACATAGTTCAAGCGTCTTTTAAACCTGGCTCATTGAACCCTACATTTGGTGGCAATGTTTTAGACGGTCTTGATTTAAACACAGCATTTGGACAAAATAGGACAACAAAACCTAGTGACGACGAGGAGTATGCTGGCGGTGCTTTTCCAGGCAAAGCTCTTACAACACAGAACGTAAGTCCGCAGAACACAGCCGATAGAATAGCGAGAAACAACAGAAGTATAAATGAAATTAGAGCTGATTTAGGAAGCAGAGTTCCTGACACTGCATTAGAAAATATGATAGGAAGAAAAGATCGACTTCCAGATCAAGTTTATGATTCAGAGGCTTACAAAGGACCTGTTATAGCTCCAGAAATTTTAGAACAAAGTGAATTAGATCAAGCTCCATCATCTAATGTGTTTGGAAAAGCATTAAACATAGATCCTAACGATAGAATTAATTTTGTTCCAAGCACAGTTGGTGATGATGCTTTTGATGATTCAACCTTTATTGAAAATCCACTCAACATGGTAGAAGCTGGTGTTCCTAGCATAGAAGCACCAAAAGAATTTAGAGATCCTTTTCCAAATGCGGGTATAGGTGCTATTCCTACATTAACATCTCTTGCGAACAAGTTTTCTGCTTATTCACGAGGCAGAGTATTAGATTCGATAGCTCAAAAAGGTTACACTCCAGTTTATGATGGAGATGTTATTGTGGGTGCTAAGAACAAATCTGGTCAATTAATGGAGGGCATGGACCCGAATGCTCCTATGAATACAGGTGATGACAATAACGAAAATCCATTAATACTTAGACCTATTGCAAAAGCACCAGAAGAAGAGAAAGAAGAAGAAAAGTTACCAAACGTAATAGGTGGTGGCGAAACTCCTGCTCCTGTATCTTCAGGATCTGTGGTTGTTGATTCACCGTTTACAAGTAATGTGGGTAATTTCATACCGTCATCGTTTAACACAGGTGAGTTAAATAAATTGATAGAAGCTCTAACAGGTGTTGCCTCTCCTAGAGCCATGAAGCAAGGTGGCGTAGCTGGATATGCAGAAGGTGGTCGAGTTATGCAAGCGTTGGATAATCTCTTAGCGACAGGATAATGGAACAAGCATTAACAGCATCAGATTTTGCAGAGTATCTTAGTGATGACGAAATTTCTAAGATGGCGCCGCTGATTGATCGCTTAAAAACACTTGAAGAGCAAAAGACTAGTCAAGATAATTATTTAAAGTTTGTAAAGAAGATTTGGCCCAGCTTCATTGAGGGTAAGCATCATAAAATATATGCAGACAAGTTACAGAAGGTAGCAGATGGCAAGATCAAGCGTTTGATTGTTAATATGCCACCGAGACATACGAAATCAGAGTTTGCGAGTTACTTGTTTCCAGCGTGGCTCATGGGTAGACGACCTGATTTAAAGATAATACAAGCGACACATACGGCAGAACTAGCTGTTGGATTTGGTCGTAAGGTTAAGAACTTAATTGATAGCGATGACTTTAGGGATATATTCCCAGAGATAAAGTTAGCGACGGATGCGAAGGCATCTGGTAGATGGTCAACGAATGGTGGCGGAGAGTATTACGCTGTTGGAGTTGGAGGTGCGTT